GGTGCTCAATATCGCTGTAATCTAAATGACGCTTGTGGTCGCCGTGAATCAAGGCCCCGGTGGTGATCATTTCGGTATACAGTACGGCGTGATGGCTAAGTTGACGCCAGAAAACGCGGCAGTGGCGATCTGACCAATCCAGCATCGGGGCGACGCAGAAGCGCCTATCAAGGGCTTTGCCCGTGGTTGCTGGTCTTGAGCTTGGTTTTGCTGCTATTTGCATTGTCTCTTTTTCGCTCTTTTTGTGCCTTTTTTGCTTGTTTTTCATGGGTGCTTGCTACAATGTAGCAAGTAATTTGAAAATGTAGCAATTGAATATGGGTACGATTACTTCTCGTAAGAAGAAAGATGGCACGTTGAGTTTTACGGCTCAGATTCGCGTTAATCGTAACGGCCAGACAGTTTACCAAGAAAGCCAGACTTTTGGGCGTCGGCCTGCTGCTGTTGCTTGGATTAAGAAGCGGGAGTATGAGTTGGCGGAGCCTGGGGCGCTTGAGAAAGCGAGTAAGGTTTCGGTGTCTGTGCATGATGCAATTCATAAGTATTTGGATGAGTACGGTAAGTTGCGGCCGCTGGGTGATACCAAACGGAATACTTTAAAGGCTATTGCCGCAACGTGGCTGGGTGATTTGTTGCTCACTGATTTAAATAGCCAGCGCTTAGTTGAGTATGCGCATTGGCGAATTGGTGTCGACGGCGGGGCGGTGCAGCCGCAGACGGTGGGTAATGATTTGGCGCACCTTGGCGCTGTTATGTCGGTGGCGCGGCCTGCGTGGGGGTATGATGTGGACCCTTACGCGATGACTGATGCGCGGTTGGTGTTGCGCAAGATGGGCATGGTTAGCCGCAGCCGCGAGCGCGATCGGCGGCCCAGTTTTGAGGAGCTTGATGCGCTGTTGTCGCACTATGCCGAGATGCAAAAGCGGCGGCCTGCGTCGATTAACATGCTCAAGGTGGTGGGCTTTGCTCTGTTTTCTACCCGCCGTCAGGAGGAAATTACCCGTATTCGGTGGGCCGATTTAGATGAGGCGGGGCAGCGGGTACTGGTGCGGGATATGAAAAACCCTGGTCAGAAGATCGGTAATGACATTTGGTGCGCTTTGCCAGATGAGGCGATGGCAATTGTGAAGAGTATGCCTCGGGGTTGTGCTGAGATTTTTCCGTATAAAAGCGACTCGATTTCAACTAGCTTTACTCGGGCATGCAAATTTTTAGCGATTGATAATCTGCGCTTTCATGATTTGCGGCACGAAGGTGTTAGCCGGTTATTTGAAATGGGATGGGATATTCCGCGTGTGGCCAGTGTTTCTGGGCACCGGAATTGGAATTCAATGCGGCGCTATACCCATTTACAGGGCCGTGGGGACAAGTACGAATCTTGGTCGTGGTTAACTGCAATTGTCAATAAATCGGTATAGTGGTTTAATGATGGTCTAGAAATTGATCTTAAACTGTACGGTAGATTGATGTCAGTTGAAGTTGAGGCGAAAGATGAAACGTACTAAGGCTCAAGGAATTAAAAGACTATTTGCTGGTCGCAGCGCCGTCTTGTCTGGGAGGAAGTATCTGAATCGGGAGATTAAAGCAGGTTTAGATGCTGATGGTCGCGCTTATATCGATTTCAAGGACGAGGTTACAGCGGAATCTTTTTTAAGTCAGGCGGATAGGTTTTCAGGTATTAAGTTAAGCACTAAGTAATGGGTGTCGGATACATACCATTTGTCTTGGTAGCGGGCTTTATATTTACTCAGCTGCATTACCCTGCGAAGTTCACGCGTGACCGGTCGGACGGGTGGGTAAAGTATTCACGAATTGTTCTTTTTGGGTGTTTGTTTTTTGCAGTAGCCCTGCCTCTAGTTTTATTCTTCGATACAGTAAATTTCGGGAAATACCTCTTCAATCGCATCGGCGTCACTCATCGAGATATTGCGTCGTGGCCAATAGAGCTTGCTCAGCTGAAGTTATTTTGCTGGGTCTTGCTTTCATGTTTATTGGCTGTGGTGGCTGGTTTGCTTAGCAAATTTTATTTCTATCACTATCCGGATAAAAAGAAGAATTTGACTTTGAAGCTTTTAGAAGATGACTCATTTGATCACATGATATACGACAATATTCTCAGTAATGAGCGTGATGCAAAGGAATCTGGTAACTGGAGTTATTTGCAGATAGCTCTGAAGAGCAGAAAGGTGTATGTCGGGATTTGTTTGCCGCGGCATTCGCGACGAGAGGGTGAAGGGTCGCTCTTGATACATCCAGTTTTAAGCGGATATCGAGAGGAGAAGGAATTTCAATTGATATTTACTACGAATTATTTTGATCATTACAAAGTGGCATGCGAACACCCGGTAGACGCGATAGCGAATTACCAGCTTGTACTGATGAAAAATGAAATTCAAAGTATTTCTAAGTTTAAGCCGGAGGCATATGCAATGTTTCAAAAGCAAGTTGTCCAGAGCCCTCGTCAGGAGTTTCGTTATAATTCAAAACGCAACTGCCCCACCTAGTAATGACAATATTAAGATCGATTAAATATAAGGGACTATAGTCGATGGGGACAATAACAATTCACGTTAGTGATTTTGGTGATGGCAAAGCGACGCTGCAGGGCGCATCTATTGCGCTTCCCGCCAAGAAGGGACAAGGGCTGCTTAATCGCGACAAAGTGGCTATATTAGATGTTGTTGAAATTGATATAGCGACTGAAGAGTCAGTGAAAAGAATAGCCGGTACCGTTGGCTGGGGTGTTGCTGGCGCTGTAATTCTTGGGCCGGTTGGGTTATTGGCCGGCTTGTTGTTGGGCGGTAAAAAAAAGGAAGTGACGTTTATTGCCAAATTTAATAGTGGTGAAAAAATGCTAGCCACTACAGATGTTAAAACATACAAAACTTTGCTATCAATTTGCATGTAAATTATGAAATTAACCCCTTGCTGCGTTAGGCCTGGTGGGTTTGAAAATAGATGTAACGTAACAAAGGAGTGTTATGACTAAGTACATTGAAATTGCTAAAAGCGAGGCAGGCTTCGAAAGAGAAAATGACTGGTTTAAGCATTGTGAATCGGCTCAAATTCCATTTATTACGGTAAAGTTGCGGTCAAAGTATGCAGATGTCCACTGGGACTACATTGCGTATTCCAAGGGAGTAGATGAAATTCTCGAAGGTCTGGGCAACACTATACGTGAAGGCGCCACCGAACTTTTCAAGAAATACGCAAATACCAAATCTCGCTACTCTGTTAATGGGCATCTTATTTGGTTTAAAAACCTCGAGGTTGAGAATGCACGATTGGCCGCCGGAGAGCTTTACGAACTTATTGTTGCTTCGGTAAGTCGAGGTAATGCCCGCATTTGAGCGGGTAGCGCGGAGGTGAAGTTCATTTTCTATCTGTTTTCATGCTGACCTCGTGGCTGCTTGGCCGCGCAATCTGCCTAAAATTTGATGCCACCAATTCGTTTTGATTTGCTATGTGGGTAGGTGTTGATCGTATTGATTAATTCCGTAAACAATGGCGTAGAGAATCCATAAGTAGTGGAATGAGTACTCATTAAGTTCGTATTCCCAAAAATCGGTAAATTCGAATCCGTCATGCTCAAATTGTATGGCTGCATCTAATGCTCTTATCTCACCGTCGTCGGCGCTTGAAAGCACATCTTCTTTAATCGCGGCCCAAAGTTCGCGGCGATCTATGCGGGCCATTTCGCTTGTGGATTGCCAGAAGTATCTAGCAATATTGTTCCGAAATAGGTCGGGGGAGTACTTTGTTGTTTTGCTGTGGCGGTCATAGGCAAGGCATTTTTCTTCCCAGTATCCCGGATTGATGGCGTCTCCTCTAAAGAAATTAAACATGTCGTTAACTCGACTGAACACGTAAGTTCCGCAATCTCCAGTGATGCAAAGGTGGCCTGCCCAAGTGATTAGATCGAATTGGTAGGCGCTTGAGCCCATTTCGCCGTAGCGAATATGACGGTTTACACCGTCGTCACGCAGTATTCGCATTTGGTGATTTGCTATATTTTGTAAGAATCCTTCTTTGTCGCACTTTATAGTTTTCATTGGCTTATCCCTTCAATCCTAATGTTTTGCGGACTTCTAGCTGAGCGGCTTTGTAGCTTTGCTCATAGGCGATGTTGGCTGCGCGCTCAGCCTCTTCTTGCGAGTTGCAGCGCAATTCTGGCCACAGAGTGCCGCTGAAAAAAACCAAACCGTTGCCTAGGCCGTTTACGTACCCTTTTTGATCGCTACCAATGTATCGGAAATACACTTCTTTCATGATGCCCTTTGGTATCGCCCATGAAGCTTGTCATTCTCGGCGATCGCCTTTTCACGCTGCCTGTCTAGGTAGGCGGCAAGGTCTTCTAAGTGCACACCTTTGGCTGCCTTCTGGTTGTCGCCCATGCGGGTGATGGGTAGGTCTAGTTCGCCAGCGGCTACGCGGCGTATGAATACGCCGGGTGTGAGGTGGCTAAAGTAATCAGCACAGATTTGTTCCACCGGGATTATGGCTTTGCCGTTGTATTGGGCCATGAGTAGGAATAGAGTTTTCATTGAGCGCAATCCTTTTGCGTTGCTGTGGCTGCTATTGGGTGGCCAGCGCACCGGCCGTCTGCGTTCATGCGGTCGCAGCCCGAATAAAAACTATATCCATGCTTGTCACGCTGATTGCGTAAAAAGGCTTTCGCTTCTGCGCCGCTTAGTGGGCGCCCGTTCTCGGCCAGAACGCCGTCAAGCTGCTTATTGGGTCGCTTTAGGCTGCCAGCGATGTCTAGGCAGACATGAAATGTGGTTCCGTTGTCCATGGTGTTACCCCCACAAATAGCAGCTAAAGCCATAGCGGCTTACGCCGCCGCTTTGCTTTGCTTCGTTAATGAATTTGTCTACTTCTGGCTTAACGGTTTGTTCCATTAAGTCGGTAAAGTGACAGGGCTTTTTTGTGCGGTAGTCGTTGCTAATACGCTTACCGGTGGGGAGTTCTGCCCACATGTTCACGCGAAAGCGGGCGCGGTGAGGCGGTGTGTCGAAGGTAAGAAACTTTCCGTCGTCCTCGGTGGTGCCTTGAAATACGACAAAGGGCATCATTACTCGCAGCCTCCGGTTTGTTTGCCGTCGGGCGTTGTCATTTTGTACCAAGGCTGTCTTCCATTGGGGCAGTGAAAGAACCAGAGGGCAATTTCGGTACCGGCAAAGTGTTTGCGTGGGCCGGTGATGAATAGTGTCCATGCGGGTGTGTTACCCAGCAGTATTAGCCGGTGGGCGTGGCTGCGTTTGCGGAATACGGGGCGAAAACGCGTTGGGTATGTGACTCTTTGGGTGCCGATTAAGGATTGCGGATCCTCGGTAACTTCTGCGAGTTTGCCTGCAAGTAAAAATGATACGGAGTGCCATGGGTGGTCGTGCAGGGCGCGATCGTCGTCGCTGCCAGTGAATTTGTGCAGGTAAATATTAAACCAGCGGTTGCGAGGTAGTAGGTGCCACCGCGACAGGTAGTTTTCGCCAATAATTTTACTGGGCGGGAATAGGCCACCAGTTGGCGCGGTGCAGCGAATAGCAACGGAAATCGCGAATAGGGTGAGTACAATGGCTAGGGTGAGTAAGATCATGCTGCCACCTCGCTGCATTCGGTGCGCAGCAATTGCTTGTCGATATCGAGCATTTGCTGTCGCAGGTTTTGTATTGTGTTTTCGGCGCGCTGGAGGCTTTGGCCCTTGAGTGTTGGTAGGGCGGCGGTAATGCGCGTTATGTTGGCTTGATGGGCGTTGTAGTCGCGCTCAAGTGTTTTGCGTTTTTGTTCTGGTGTTTGGCTCATGGCGGTTCTCTGCTGTGGCTGTGTCAGTTACCCAGCGCCGTTACGTGGTGGGTGGAGGCGCTGGGGTTTGGTTCGGAAACTTTCTAAACCTTATCTGCCCTTGCTTGGGCTGCGGTGTTTGAAAAAGTCCCTGCTGAGTAACGCTTCTGCAGCTTGGCTATATTGGCGTTGATAGTTTCTTCGCGGGATATGCCAAGGCCTTGTCTAAGTCCTTCTAAATAGAACTCTATGTCGCCAAGCTCTTCGATTACGTTCTCCCGATCGATAGGCTTTTGGTAAATGGTTGCCTTTTTTACGGCATCTAACAGTTCACCTGATTCACCTGAGATACCGAGTACCATGTGGATCAAGTGGGCGTTATGGGGTGACATTTCGGCGCAGATTTCGGCGCCATCTTTGGCTAGGGCATTTACTAGCTGAGGGTATGCAATTGTCATATTCAGATTTCCTATATGGCTGTGTCAGTTACCCAGCGCCGGTACGTGGTGGGTGGAGGCGCTGGGGTTTGGTAGTGCCTTATTTATTTGGTGCTAAACGTACCCAAGGTAAGCACGCTCACGCCGCCAATTTCGGCTTTGAGAACGTCTTTAAAGTCTTGGGCAATTGCTTCTTCTTGCGCTTCTTTTTGCACCCAGCGGGGGCATATTTGGGGCTTTTCGCCGGTAATAATACTGAGGCGCAGGGTGATGGTGACCGGCTTTAATCCCTCGTAAGGTTTGGTGGTAAACAGCAGGTCGGCGGGTTGTTGTTCTGCGTGGGCGGCCTCTATGCTGTCCATAGATGAGCGGCCAGCGCTAAAGTTGTTTTCTGAGCTGGTACGCTCAGCGGTGGCTTTGATGGTGATGGTGCGAATTTTTTGCACGGCCACAGACAAGGGAATGTCTGCGCCTTGGTTGTCGGTGACTTTTAGGCAGCTGTTCCAGTCTTCCATCCACTCGGCTAGGCCTTGTTGACTCATGCGTTCGCCAGCAATTTTGCGCAGTGCGCTGTAGGCGGCGGTGGGCTTTAGGGTGAGTACGGCGCGGTGTTCGGCGTGGCCGGGTGCTGTAAAGTCGCCAAGGTCAAAAAAGGCGGTGGCGCCCATGCGTTCTGCGTCAATAAACGTGGGCAGTTTTACGTCTGTGGTGCTTTGGTCTATGACGTAATCGCAAAAATCCGGCAGTGATTGGGTGTTGAGCACGCCGCGGAAGCGGCTGCGAAACTCTTGCAGGTGCTCTATGTTTTCAATGCTGTAGCCGTGGGGTACCAGTACGCTTGGTACGTCTGTGTGTAAGCTACGGCCAGCGGCTATAACGGCGTCGGCCGTGATTTTGTTCAGGGTTTCTATGGGTAGCATGGTCTAAATCCTGTGGTGGGTGGATGATTGGGCGCCTTAGTGGCGCTCAGCAGATTGTGAGGGTGACGGTTCTTTGCTTTTAAACATGTCGCCCGTGGGGTTTTCTGCAAATAGTTGCAGGCCGTTTGCGGTGACGTGCATTGGCGTTTTGAGCGAGGTGTCTTCGTAGCGTTTACCGCGCTTTGTTGGGGTGGTGTATTTAAGGGTGTGGGTAATGCTCACCTGGTGGCTGCCGTCGATCTGGGCCATGTCTAGGGTGATTACCACTTGGCCTTTTTTGCCGTGGTCTACTACGCCTGCAGCCACATCAGACAGGGCTCTGCCGACTTGGTCTGCAAAAACACCGGCATTGAGGTTGGCGATTAATTCGCCTGGGTCAGTTGGTTTCATGGTTGCTTCCTTTTGATTGAGCCTTTGCTTAATGGCTTTGGTTGGTTTTAATAAACTCGGTCTGAGCACCAGTCTTCGGCTAACATATCGGTTTGGCTTGCTAGCCATCCGGGTTGCATTTTTCCGTCTGCGGTAAACATGTCGATATGTGGGTTAATGTCTGTTTCCTCAGTGATTCCCGCCTTGCTGTAAGGTGTACCAGCAACGGGGCGCACGCTTGGGGTGCCGGGAACAAGAATTAGCCACATGCCTTTGCCGTTCCAGCCTTCGCGCCAAACCTTTCGGCCTGCTTTGAGCTCTTCGATGGCTGCTCCAAAATTGCATTTTTCCATTAGTAGTGTCCTTAGTGGTTGGGTGCCTAAGCGGCTAAAGCCTGATCTATGGCGCGGTTAAGCCAGCGCGCTAGGTCGGGCAGGTAAACCACTCGCGGTGCGCGGTTTGAGTTGTGCAGCCGCGAGGGGTGCAGATCTACCGCGCCATCTTTAATGAGGCGCAGCAGGTGTCTGTCGGTTTTGATGTGGGGCAGGTGGTCTGCCCGCACTTCTTCAAGCGTAAGGTAGGGCCGGTCGTAGCGGCGCTGAAGCTGCTCTAATGTGGTCATTGGTTTGCTCTCGCTTGGGCGGGCTTTTCAATGACCAGCATTTCGCCGGCCCTGGTAAGGCCTACACAGAGGTGGTTTGCTTCGCTGTCGCCTAAGCTCTGACGCAGTTCCTCTGCGTAGTTTTGCCAAAAATCGGCGCTTTCCTGAGCGTGGTACAGCTCACGCTGGGTTGCTTCTAACTCATCGTTTAACCGTGCGCATTCAGCGCGTAATTGCTCAAGTGCTAAGCGGTCGAGCTTGGCTTGCAGGCGTAAGGTTTCTGGTGTGTGCAGGGTCATGCGGCCTCCGAGAATTTGAGGCGGAGCAATTCGGCTATGCCTGCGGGAGTTCTGCCGCGGTAAACGTCAATTAAGTCGTCGCCATCAAACACAAATACGTCTATTGGTTGATGTGGGGCAATGTGGTTCATGCTGGGCGCCACCGCAACGCGCAAATGGCTTGGCATTACGGCTCGAACAGCTGAATAGGTATCTTCTAGCTGGTGCTTTGCGGCAATTAAATTAAGCCGATCTAAGGCATCGTTAATTGCGGTGGTGACTTGCGTTGGGTTAATTGCACTAGGGTGCTGCAAGTGCAGTAGGCAGAGCTTTAATGCCCCTTTGGCGCTGTCTATTAGGTGATTCATGCTACGTTGCGCTCCTTTTGCTCGTCGGCGTCAATGACGTTTACGTTGAGCAAGCTAGCTAGCCAGCTAAGGCCTTTTTGGGTCACCAAGGTTTGGTGGTAGAGCTGGCCTTTGCCCTGGTTAAAATCGGGGTTGCCGTGGTGTTTTTTTAGTTCCACGGTAAAGCGGCCCGCGTCGATATCGGCTTGCTTTTTGGGTAGGCATTTGTGGTCCAGAATGCCCTGCGCCTTAAGCTGGCGAGCAAGGCGATTGCGGCCAGTGCCCAGCATTTTGGCGGCGTCGCCTAGGGTGTATTTATGCGGCATGGGCGGCCTCCTGTTTGAGGAGGCTTTCAACGGCTGCGTAAGCGGCGTCTAGTTCTGTATTTACGCGCTGGATGTGTTCTTCTGTCGATTCCCCTATGAAGTCAAACCGATTTAAGTTGATTCTTTGTATTGGAAATGGGTGGGCGATCGGCGTGTCTCTTGAGTAGATGTGGTTTGCTGGGTTTGCGTGGATGCAAATACCATCAACATGGCCAGCGAAGTCAAAAAAGCAATGCCAATTACCCTCTGCAGTCACTTCAAAACACAGCAACAGCAAGGCGTTTATGTGGTCTTGAAATGATGGGTTCATGCGGCCACCTCTTGATTCAGTTCACCGTTGGCGCAGTCTTCTACCCACTGGCAAATTTTTATAAGCAGCGGTTCAAAGCTGGTTTTGGGCAGGGTGGTGCTGTTTACTGTGCCTTGGTAGGTCAGGCGCAGTTGTAGCTGGGTTGGCTCTATTTCAATATTTAACAGGGGAATGATGTGCGGTTGGGCCGCGCCGTTTGGGGTGTTTAGGCATACCGCAATGTTCATTTGCCCGTTCCAGTGGCGGGTGTTGAGCAGCGAGGCAATGCGCGCAACACTGCGCGAGGTCATGATTAAGCTCATGCGGCACCGTCCCAAGGCGCAAAGTCGCCTTGTGCGGTTGGTACGGATTGGGGTTTCAGTGCAGCAGCGCGGCTGTTACCGCCAATAACAATGGCTAAGCCCGTGCGGGCAATAACCGCTTTGATCTTTTCGGGGCAGCTAGCGGCGGTAGGGTGTAAATAAATACGGCATGGTTGTGTCGGTTGCATTGTGTTGACCCTGTGTGGTGGGTGGGTTCAACGCAATATAAACATGGAGTTTATATTTAGGTCAACATGAAGTTTATGTTTTTTTATTGTTTGTAGTTTTTAGACCAAAAAAAACCGCCTCACAAGGCGGTTGCTTTAGGTGATATGGCCAGCTTTTACAATTTCCAGTGACAAGCATCAGCTATTTTTTTAATGCCCTCGCTCAATCCCTTGGTGTCGTAAATAGCGGTTGAGGCGTTTTCGTTGTAAGGGATGGTTGAGAATAGTAGTTTGTCCGCTTTCGCAATTTCTCGTAGTGTGGCGATAGCTGTTCGTGAAAATGTGGCAGTGTTGTCGGTTGAAATATCCCACTTCTCTTTCTTAGCTTTATTCTCTCCTATGCGGACGGTGATCCATTTCCAGTCTTGGTATACATCGTTTGAGTCGTCACCAAGGTAATCGTGCCACTTTACATACAGCTCGGTAGTGTTGGATTTACACCTCATTACCATGGTGAATGATTTTCCCCACTTACTTTTTCCTGAGTCTGGGCTAAGGAAAAGTGTGCTTGTGGTGCTGTCATCTACTGGGTTTTCATCGATGTAGAAGTGCCATTTTTGAGATGGCATTAATGTGCTCGAAGCGGGTGTTGGTGTATATTTTATTTTTGTTGCGACAATTTTTTTGTTGTGTTCTTGGTAATTTGTTGAGAGCGCGGCTCCTATAATAGCCACAATCACGAAGATAAATGCAATGGCTAGTTTAGAAGATTCTTTTGGTGGTGTTGCTCCGCAGTGGGGGCAGGCAACTGCCGAAGTCGAGATTTCTTTGTTGCATTCCTTGCATTTTATGAGTGCCATAAAAGTTCCGTGTGTAGTTTTTCTCGGCCGTTATAGGGCGCCGCCTCGCCATACAACTCGGCCAATAATGGGTAGGTCTTGCATCATTGTTTCGCTTGCTTCTTCGTCAGGATAACGATTTTTGTCTGGGTGGTCACTGCGTACTATCCAAGATCCGGTAGTGGCACGCTGTATGAGACGCTTCACACTTTCAGTGCCGTCATTGCGCTTGATAGCGAAGATTCGGCCATTTGTTGGAGTGGTACTGGATTGGTCGATTAAAAGCGCATCGGCATGATAGATGGTTGGCTCCATACTTTCGCCGCTGCAGTGGATAACGCATAAGTCTTCAGCTTTGCGTCCGAGTTTTTTGAGCCAGTCATTGCGGAAAGCAAGGCCGCCTTTGACTTCCACCGCTTCGTTGTGGGTGCCGTTTCCTGCAGAAACGTAAGCATCATAATTTTTAATTAACGAATAGCCATTCAGGGACAGGGGTTCGATTTCGTATGTTGAAGGATCTTCGTTTACAGTTTCGGGTAAGTATTCTGGAGCGATTATTTCAGGATATGTTAGCAACCTTAACGCAATTGCTTTTGCAAATTTGCCGGGAACACCTCGTTTTTTCCAGTTGTTTACTTGCTGCGGAGTACCTTTAACCATGCGAGCGATATCCGCCGGCTTGAGTGCGGATGATTTGAGCGCTGCGGTGAATGCTTTGCCAGCGGCTATTTGGTCGGCAGTCAGTATCTGTTTTTTATCCATCATAAACATTAAGTTTAAATAAACATCGCTTGTAAAAATATAAACCTCATGTTTATACTGTTGTTAGGTCATGTTTATTGGAGTTTGTCATGGAAAAGTTAGTAGCTGCAGCCAAGGCTATTAAATTGGCTGGAGGCCCTACAGCTTTGGCTGAGAAGTTGGGGGCTGATTTCACTGCGCAGCGTGTTAATAACTGGAAAAGCAGGGGTATTCCTGCAGAGGTGGCGCAGGATGTTGAGTCTATTATTAAGGGCCAAATACCTGCGCATGCTTTATGTCCTGAAGTGTTCAAGCCAAATGAAGCGGCCTAATAAAACCAAATAAGTGCCTCGGAGTGGTCCACCCACCACAGATATTCCACCCCAAGGCGTGCGACACAACCATGCCGCAGTTCAAGAATAAGCGGATTCACCGCGTCTTGGCTACGGCGATATGAGGGAATTTTCGCCATGAGTCGAAATCATTTACTGCCAGACGCCGGCCCTGTGCTGGATTTACACCAAGCCTTGTACTGCGCCAGCCGTGATTACCGGGGCGGTTTAACGGCCTTGGCTGCGATTATGGCCACCAATTACGACACCCTTCAGAAGAAACTCAGTATTGCCAATACCACTCACCATTTAACGCTGCCGGAATTTGAAACGCTGGTGAGCATTACTGATGACCCGCGCATTGACGAGGCGTATGCCCGCGCGCGTGGCAAGGTGTTGTTTGATGTAACGCCGGTACCGGGCACGAGTGATGCGCTAAAGGCATTGGGCGAGGTGTTGAGCGCGGCGGGTGAGTTTGTTGAAAGCCTAAACAGCGGTGTGGCTGATCAGCGCTGGGAAACGGCTGAGGTAAACGAGCTTGAGCATTATGGTTATGAGGTCATTAGCAAGGTGCTGAGTATTGTTGCCGGTGCTAGGCAATCTGCGGAGGCGAACCATGGCTGATTTATGCGATTTTGCTGCAGAAGAAAGCCAGCGCGCGCTGGATTTGGCCCTAGCAGAGGCAAAACGTAAAGCTGCGCGCCCCTCGGTTGATCATCCGCATTGTTTAGAGTGCGGCGACGAGATCCCGAAGGCACGGCGGGCATTGTTGCCTGGTGTTGAGTGTTGTGTGTATTGCCAAAGCATTGTTGAGCGGCGGGGTGTTCGATAATGCCCGACTATCCCGATTTAAATATAGACGATTTAGCCAATCTCTTAGCGCACATAAGCCCAGACCTAGACCGCGATACATGGGTAAAGGTAACAATGGGCGTTAAGTGTGAATTCGGTGAAAACGCGTTTTCTGACTGGGACAATTGGAGTGCTGGCGGCAGTACTTATGATCGATCAGCGGCGCTGGCAGTCTGGAAAAGTTGTAAGGGCCGTGGTGTGTCGATTGGTACGGTTATTCATTTAGCCAAAGAGGGCGGCTGGCGCCCAGAAAAAAAGGAACTTACCGACGAGGAAAAGCGCCAGCGCAAAGCCGAAAACGAAGCCCGCCGCAAACAGCGCCAAGCCGAGGTAGAGGCCGACGAGGCGCGTTTGTTGGTGATGCAAGAACAGGTGCAGTTAGCCACCCGGCGGCTATTAGCAGAGTTCACGGTTGCTCGCGGTAAAAGTGAGTATTTAGACCGCAAGCAGGTTGGCGCCTTTGGTGTGCGGTTTATTAAGCACGCGGTGGTGTTGAGTGTAGATGACAAGCTGCAACGCTGCGATTTGTGGGCCGGTGATGACATTAAGCGCTTTTTTGATGACTTGCCAAAGCCAAGGCCAGATCACCACAGTTTTATGATGCTAAAGCCCGGTACGTTTTTGGTGCCGCTGGTGGATATAGATGGGGTGGTGTGGTCGTTTCAGTCAATTGCCCCCAATGGCACCAAGCTGTTCCCTAAGTATTCCCGCAAGCACGGCTGCATGCATTGCATAGGCTCGGTAGCTGATGCTGACGTGGTTGCGGTGGCCGAGGGTTATGCTACGGCGGCCAGTGTGTATTTAGCCACCGAGTGGCCCACGGTGATGACGGTGGATATTTATAATATGGATACTGTTGTTAAAGAATTGTGGGAGCGTTACCCAAAAACAAAATTTATTATTGCTGGTGATGATGACCCACGCAGTAAGGGTAACCCCGGGCGTACAAAAGCAACCGAGCTGGCGAATAAATTAGGGCTGGTTGCGGTGTTTCCGCAGGTGCCTGAACAGGTGGCAGCATGACGGAGCCAGCCAAGCTCGACTGGAATGACCTGCACTGTGAGCATGGCTTAGATGTTGTGCGTTTTCAGTTGTTACGGGCGGCCAATTCAGAGCCCATGGTGCGCGTTGCTGGCTCGCCTGATGTTGATCTTCCCCCGGCCCCATCTACTGATGCCCCCGAATTTGGCGCGGCTCCACTCACTGAGGGGTACGGGGAGGGCTGGACGCTGGCTAAGGTCGCAACGCGCTTTGCTTTGGTTGAGGGTGAGACCAAGGTATTCGATTTATACCGCAAAGCGATAGTGCGCAAAACAGGCTTTGAGGCGCTAGTGAGTAAGGCCTTGGCCACGCAGTGGTATGCCTTGCCAGATAAAAAAGGCATCGATCCAGATCAAGCAAAGCGGCTTGAGATAGAAGCGAAATTGGGCCGCCGGCTTAAAGATTCTAAGGGTGAGAAGGGCGGCGATATATTTTGGCGCTATGTGTATTTGGATGGCTCGCAAGACATTTACGACCAACAATTACGCCAGCGTTTGCCTGCCTCGGCGGTTAAGCTGGCTTTGGGTGATAAGTTTACGTTGTGGCAAAACAGCGAACAGCGGCGAGTGATACCGTCTGAAAATTTGTTGTTTGATCCGCGCATGAAAGAGTCGCCGGCCGATACGATTAATACCTTTGAAGGCTTGCCTCTTACCCCGCACCCCGATCTTGAATTGTGCTCGGGTATGCGGTTTTTGCTGCGATTTTTGTGTAATAAGCAAGATGATGCGGTGCACTGGTTAACCTGCTGGCTGGCGCTGCCCTTGCAACGGATTGGCGCTAAAATGGATACAGCGGTGCTAATGCATTCCACGATGGAAGGCTCGGGTAAGTCGCTTTTGTTCGACAAGATTTTGCAGCCGATTTATGGCGCGTATGGTGCCACCGTTGGGCAGGCGCAGTTAGAGTCTAACTGGACCGCATGGCAAGCCAATAAGCTGTATGGCTTGTTTGAAGAAGTGGTAAGCCGCGACCAGCGCTATAACCAGGTGGGCAAGATTAAGCACATGATCACCGGTAAAACGGTGCGCATTGAGAGCAAATTTGTGAATGGCTGGGAAGAAGCCAATTACATGAATGCGGTGTTTCTTAGTAATGAAATACTGCCGTGGCCCATTGGTGAGAATGATCGCCGTATGCTGGTTTTGTGGCCAATGCTAACGCTGCAAGACAAGGCACAGAAGCGCATTGGTTGGGAGATTGAAAACGGTGGCATTGCCGCGTTTTATGATTACCTGCTCAATTACGATATAGGCGATTTTGACGAGCGCACGAGGCCGCCGCATACCCCTGCGCGGCAACGGCTGGTGGATTTGAGTATGGCCAGCTGGGAGACGTTTTATAATCAGTGGCGCACCGGTGAGTTGGGTGTGCCATTTACGCTGTGCCGTACTCAAGATTTGCATGATTTGTTTTTAGAGTGGTGCAGCAAGCTCAAAGAGCATGCCTTGTCTGACACCAAATTCAGCTTGTTTATGTCTACCAAGCCCGACACCTGTAAATCTAATGATCAGATTGGCTGGAATGACGAAAACGGCCAGCGAAGGCGATCTAAGTTCTTTTTGCCGTGCCCACCAATGGATTTAAAGTTGAATGATGCCAAGGCGGTGGGGGCGCACGTGCGCAATTGGCGTATTGAGGCCTTTAAAGCCGGTTGGAGTCCCGAGAAATGGGAAAAAAGGGTGGTTTTTACACCGCCGTCGGGCATTTCGGGGAGTTAAAACAGTGAAATTTACTAGGGTTGCTAGGGTAGTGCTAGGGTTGGTTTTTACAACCCTAGTAAATGAGGTGCAGCAACCACGCGGCTTTGCGGGGCGTTTTTTCGATTTACTAGGGTTGCTAGGGTTAAACGCGCGCGCACGCGCGTAAATATAACGAAAAACGAGGTGTTTTTTTCTCTACGCGAGGCTCCAAAAACCCTAGCAACCCTAGTAACCCTAGTAAATGTTATATAAATACATGAAATATAAGAAAAATAATTTACTAGGGTTGTTACTAGGGTTTGGCGATTTTACTAGGGTTGGTTGATTTAAGGGGAATAACAGTGATTGATGCGATTGAATTGGCTTTGATTGCCTGGGGTGATGAGTACCGAATGCATGGTTCATCGTCGTTACGCTGCCCTTTGGGCTCTGCGATTGCGAATAAGGGCGTGATGATTGTGGGTACCACTGAGTCTGGCGGTAAGGCTTTGTATACTGGGGAGCTAGGCGTGGTTGGCGAAGCGGTGGAGTCTGCCCTTGTGGCTATGCGCCAAGCGGTGGAGCTGGGCGGCTTGGGGAAAACGGGCGTGGAGTTAGTGAAATTGGCGCGCATCCGTTATTTGACGAATCCCATGCCCAGTGTGGCGCGGCAAATGAAGCGCATGGGCTGGCGATCTGAGGCGACGTACTACAGCAAGATCGATCAATTGCATCGCGCCATTGAGCCAAACCTGTTTATTGAGCTGCCTTGGTTAAAGCGGGCTGGGTGAATAATTAGAATTTATTTTGTGTTTTATTTTTGCTCTTTTTCACTTCAACAACGCACCCACGCAACACCGACACAAAAGGCGAAAATAGGGGGTTTACGCCATTAGGGGTGTGGGTGTAAAAAGCGTGTATTGTTGTATAAATCTGTCAGTTGGTTGGAGTCGCACCCAACCTCCCCTCAGCCCCGCTCACGAAAGTGTTGCGGGGTTTTTTTATTCGCGCTGAAACGACGTTTGCCCAGCGCGTAACGGCTGCCCAGCAACGGCGGCTATGTCATCCACGGTGCATCGGTTGGGTTGGCGCCCCATTTGTAATTCAGTAGCCGCACATACACTAGGTCTATAGCCCTCTTTGGAGGGCTTTTTTATTTCAGGGGTTGATATGCATATCCGCGTTGATCGAGTGTTGTCCGACGCGGATTCCACTGCGTCTGAAGTATTTGTCGATGGCGTAAAGGTTTGTTATGGGCTTGAGGATGAGCCTCGAGATATTAAAGTCAGCGGTGAAACACGGATTCCTGCGGGCAAATACAAAATAGGCTTGCGCCGCATTGGCGGTTTCCATGAGCGCTATTTGCGGCGCTACCCGGGCATGCATGAGGGCATGCTGCACATTCTTGATGTGCCTGGCTTTGAGTACATTCTGATCCACTGCGGTAACAATGACGCGGACACCGCTGGTTGTTTGTTGGTTGGCAGTGACGTTGTAACAACTCACGGCGGCATGCGCTTAATCAATAGCAGCAATGCGTATCGCAAGCTGTATCGCTTAGTGATTGAGTCTGCGTTGGCAGACACGCTAACGATTGAATACGTTGATAAAGATTTGGATTTTGTTATTACGCGAGATTGATGTTGCCACATTGGCCATTTTTGCAGGGATTTATCATGTCGTTAGAGGCTCATGAGCGCGACGAGCTCAATCGACTCTGGAGAGAGCACAACAATATGGCGAGCCTAGTTGCAGATCACGCAAAAATAATCTCACTGCAACAAGACAGACAAGAGCGCATGGCAACTGATCTTGATCAATTTCGCGGGGGCTTAGCTGCCCAGCTTGCAACAATAAATAAAACGACAACAACAATAGATAAAAAGCTGTTGACGCTGGATGTGCAGCAGCAAACACGCGGTGGTCTGATCGACCGTTGGTTGCCGCTACTAATTTCTGGGGTTTGCGCCCTAGCGGTTATTAAAGATTTTATTCATTAATTTTTTGAGGTGGATTATGAAAATGGCATCGCGCTCTACGTTGTCGATCGTTATTACGGCAGTGATGTGTTTGCTCCCTGCGGCATTTGTCCTGGTGTCGTTGCCCGCGCTGGCTGACGCCGGTTCTGATGCGGTGTTGGCCGGTATTAGCGCGGCGGGGTCTGCAGGCTTACTTGGTTCAGCTGGTGTGTATCTTGGCTATGCTGTAACGGGTGTGGGCGCGGCCTCGCTGTTGCTGCAGGGCATTGCATTAATCACTGGTATAACGCCGAGTACGCGCGACGACGAATATGTAAATGAAGCAATGCGGGCTGTGGTTAAGCTGCAGCGCTGGTTAGATCGCTTGGCGTTTAATCCGCCATCGGATAAAGCACGTCGAAGGTAGTAATGCGGCTTGAAATGAGGGACAACATTGACCGTGTTGTTCGAGATACTAAGCGACTAAAGCGCACGAAGGTGCCAATGGCCACGGCCAAAGCCCTAACGTTTACCGTTGAGCGGGTGCAGGCAGCTGAGAAGCAAGAATTGCAGCGCGTGTTTGATAGACCAACACGATGGACATTACGATCTATCTATAAACTGAGCGCTACACCAGCACGGTTGTTCTCGCGGGTATGGATTAAAGATGAGTGGGCGGGTGGCACGTCGGGCATACCTGCAGCCAAGTATTTACCGCCTCACATTGATGGTGGCAACAGGCCGCATAAGCGGTTTGAGAAAGCGTTAATTCACTACGGCATTATGCCTTCTGATATGTACGCTGTGCCAGGTAGGCGCGCGCGTATGGATGCGTCAGGCAATATGAGCCGAGGTCAGATAATACAAATACTCTCTGCGCTGGGTGCTGCTGAGCGTATGTCGGGCTTTATGGCTAACCGTACTGCTAGGAGCCGTAAGCGCAATCGCAATCAACCCGATTACTTTGTGGGTAGGCCGGGCAACGGGTCTGGTCCATTGGGCATATGGCAGCGTGTTGGCAATGGTGCAAGACCCATACTGATATTTGTTAAGCGACCTACGTACAAAAGGCGCTTTGATTTCTATGGTGTGGCTCAGCGAATCGCTGCTAAAGAGTTCGAACCCCTGCTAGTTCGTGCATTAGAGCGAGAGATGGCGAGATGACCACGAATTTGACGAAAAATGGCGGTTTTTGCACCCTTTTAGGGCGCCAAAGGGGTGCCTCAGGCCTAAAACAATGGGTCCTTTCGCAATTCTGGTCAACGGGGTAATTCGGGCCCCGATTTGTTTGCAGATTCAAATTGCTATGGGGGGTTCCGCTTCGGTGGGGCCTTTGCGTTGGTACTTGTATAGCAGTGTTTTAGTTTCCATTTGTGCTTTTTTAGATTGGGTTTGATATGCCAACACAGCGCGAAATTGCTCGTCACTTAGATATGAGCGAACGCAATGCTCGCGATGTTATGAAATCGCTTGGTCTGGACTGGCAGAAATTAACCATGGATGAAGTACGGGTCGCTTACATTCGCGATCTGCGCGCTAAAGCCGCAGGCCGTGGTGGCTCAATGCTTGATGAGCTGAACGCGGCAAGGCTTGAAGACATGCAAGTTAAGTCGGCAAATGGTCGCTTGGCTTACAACGAAAAATTGGGCTCTTTGGTGCCGGCGGCAGATGCGCAGCATTGTCTTTGTGATTGGGCTAGTTTTGCTAATCGCGAATATAGCGGCGGTATTGAGCGGCTGTTACAGGAAATCGAAAGCGTGAACAAAATCACGATTGATCGATCATTGGTGATCAAAGTTGCTGGAGCTACAACCGAGCGAATTGCTGGCTACGCGGAAAAACTTGGCGCGCAGCTTGTTGGAGGCAGCGGATAGCTTTCTGCCTCAGCAGGAAATTGCTACGGCTGACTATATTCAAAAGAATTTCTATTTGCCGCCGGTGTCGGGCGTGCTGCATGGCCTGTATGACTTTTTCTATACACCTTATTTTTTAGGCGTTGCCGCTGCGCTGGATGACCCAGAGGTAGACGAAGTCGATTTAATGAAGGCTAGCCAGATCGGTTGGACCTACTTTTTAATTGGCTACATTTTCAAGTTTATTCACTTTTTGCCGCGTCCGATCATGGTGTTGTTTGCCAAGGAAAAGGACGGCAAGAATTTTCACGACGAAAAATTAAAGCCGACGGTTGAAGACAACCCCGCGATAGAAAAACTAATGCCGGTCTCGACCAGTCGGCAAAGCGGGAATCGCTGGGATCATAAGAACTTTCCCGGTGGATTTTTAAAACTGGTTGCATCGAATTCGCCCGGTAACGTCAAGTCGACATCCTCGGTTGGTTTGGCGGTTGTCGAAGAGCCAGACGACACTAGTGACGACGTTAAGGGGCAGGGCGATGCGATCGGCCTGCTTGAAGAGCGTATTAAGCGCTACCCCGGATCGAAGATGCTAGTGGGTGGAACGCCAGCCATTAAAGGCGTTAGCAAAACAGAAGCGCGCCTCGCTCAAACAGATTGCCGAGTACTCCCAATAATCTGTAATGGCTGCGGCAAAGGCCATGTACTGGACTTTGCGCACATCAGCGCACTAGACATACCCGAGGGCGAATTACCCCACGAAATTTACGGCAGGGTCGACCCAAGCACAGCGGTCTATTCCTGCCCACACTGCGGTGAAATGTGGGACGACTACCAGCGGCGCGAAAACATTCGCAACACGGTATTCAATGCAATTGAACGTGGCGATCCATTATGCGGGTGGGTGCAAACGAAACCTTTCGCTGGTCGCGCTGGATTTTTAGAACTCAATGAACTTTACGCCTGCATGGAAGGCACCACTTTAGCTGGCTTAGTACGGGAACAGCTAAACGCTGAACATCGAGCGCGGCAGGGTGACCTGTCCATGATGATTAAATTTGTAAACCAGAAGCAAGGCCGCGCCTACGAGTACAAATCTGATTTGCCAGACGCAGACAAGCTGGCCGAGCGCGCAGAAAGCTACCCCGAATTATTCGTACCCGCTGGCGGTTTGGTACTCACTGCGGGTGTCGACGTACAGCATGACCGGGTGGCAATTGTCATTCGCGCATGGGGCCGTGGCGAAGAAAGCTGGCTTGTTTTTTGGGGTGAAATATTTGGCCAAGTCACTTTGCCTGGCCAAGGCGTTTGGATTGATTTACCCAAACGACTCTTTGCCCCCATTGAACACGAGAGTGGTGCAAAACTCAGAGTGCTGGCGATATCGCTAGATACTTCGGACGGTACCGCGACCCAAGACGCGGCTTATGCGTTTTGTCGGCAATACCAGCACCAAGGTGTAATGGCAGTAAAAGGCGCGAGTGAACGCGCCAACACCCGAGACGATGAACGCCGTGAAATATTTAGCCCGCCACGGCAGGCACTGGATACTGACCATGAACAAAAGGCTTATAAATACGGGTTACGCCCCTACATTGTCGGCACTTCTCGGGCTAAAGATCTTTGGATTGAAGGTCGCTTACCGCTTGTGGGTTCTGGTCCCGGTCGTATGCACTTTTACGACACTGTGCGGCCAGACTACTGGCGGCAAATTACGGCCGAAATTAAAGCACCAAGCCGAAAGCATCATGGTCGCAAGGTTTGGCAGAAGAAAGCCGGGGAGGCTAATGAAGGTACCGACTGCGAAACTTATGCGCTGCATGCGGCAAGGTCACTTAAAACGCACCTGCTAACCGAGGCAGACTGGACAACCATTGAGGGCAACATCAGGCAGGGCGCATTGTTTGAGCCTGCGCCGGTACCCATAACGCCGGATCCGGATGACTCTCCGGAAGAACAAAAGAAACCCACACAAACCCCGCCAACTGGCGGGGTTGTTGTTTCAGGGCGACGTAGCCGACTACGTGTGCTTTCCCAAACTAGGTAAAAACGAATGTCGATAACGCTTGAGCAAGCACAAAGCCAACTGCAGGCGTGGTTAGATGCCAGCCTTGCTGTTAGCAAAAAGCAAAGTTACCGCATTGGTGGCCGTCAGCTGGAATACGCCGACGCGGCAGAAGTTACCCGCATGATCGACTACTGGCAAAACCAAGTTGACCGCTTAGCGTCTGGCACGCCTCGTGGTATCACCTTGCGGGGCATTACGCCGCTATGAGTCATTTTAAGCTCCCCGAACCTAACACGCTCGACAAAGTTATTGCGTGGGCATTACCTGAGCGTGCCGCCAATCGCTTAAGAGCACGAATGGAGTTTCAAGCATTGGGGGGCTACTCCGGCGCATCTCGCCGTAAGCGCACCTTGAGCAAGTTTAACGCCTCTAATGGCAGTGCGGCTGCAGACCTGTTGCCAGATTTGCCGACCCTGCGTGAGCGTAGCCGCGATCTTGAGCGCAACAACCCGATTGCCGGTGGCGCCATTAACACCGTTGTTACCAAAACAGTGGGTACCGGATTAGCGCTTAAATGCGCAGTAAACCGCGAAGTACTTGGCTGGGATGAAGAAAAAACCCGCAAATGGCAGCGTAAAACCGAGGCTCTGTTTCGCTCATATGCCGAAAGCACCGCGCCAGACATTTGCCGCGAGCAAAACTTTTACGGCCTGCAAGATCTGGCGTGGCGCTCTGTATTAAGCAGCGGCGATGTATTCAGTTTATTGGTACACAAAGACCGTCCCGGTCAACGCTATAGCGCCTGTCAGCAGCTAATTGAGGCAGACCGCGTTTGCAACCCACAGCGTAAATCTGACACCGAAAAACTCACCGCCGGCATAGAGCGTGACGACGATGGCGCGCCGCTAAAGGCCCACATTCTGCGTAGCCACCCCGGTGCACTTGGTGTTAAAGAAATGCACTGGGATGAACGCGATTTCTTTACTGAAACCGGCAAGCGCGCATTGCTGCACTTGTACCGCAAACGTCGCGTCGGTCAGCCGCGTGGTGTGCCATACCTTGCACCGGTAATTGAAAAACTAAAGCAACTTGATCGTTACACAGACGCAGAACTAGAAGCGGCAGTAGTCAGCGCCTTCTTCGCCGTGTTTATTAAAAAGCCCGGTGGCAGTGGTATGAGCCCGTTAGCGTCAGCGGCTACTGGCGAAACCCCAAGCGGCAGTGATAAACGCCAAGGCGGGTGGGATGGCACGCTAAGTGGCGGCATCGTTGCGGAGTTAGACGACGGTTGCGAGGTAGATACCGCTGCACCGGGTAGACCAAACCAAGCTTTTGACCCGTTTGTGTTGGCTATGCTCCGTCAAGTGGGCATTGCACTAGAACTGCCATACGAAGTGCTGATTAAACACTTCACCGCCAGCTACACCGCTGCCCGTGCCGCGGTTATGGAGGCGTGGCAGTTTGTTCGCGGTTGCCGTGAATTTTTGGCCACTGAATATTGTCAGCCGATTTATGAACACTGGCTAGAAGAGGCCGTTGCTTTAGGCGATATCGACGCCCCCGGCTTTTTTAAGGACCCACTTTTACGCTGGGCATACTGCGGCAGTATTTGGGTTGGCGATGGCCCCGGCACGGTAGACCCACTGAAAGATGCCAACGCGGCAGAGAAACGCCTCTCTATTGGCATAAGCACTCGCGCCAAAGAAAGCATGCTCTACGACGGCAGCGACTGGGAAGAAAACCACGAACAGCTCGCACTCGAAAATAAGCGTCGCACAGAAGACGGACTCAGCCCCGTAAAAGAGAGTAAGGCTGATCCAGACCCTAGCGACCCAAGTGACCCAAACAATAACCCCGACTTACCCGAGCGGAATTAATTATGCCAGATCCAGTTACTGAATCTTTGCCCAATATTCATCGCGGGGCGGAGTTTGAATTGCTGTGCAATGAACCGTGGGCCATTACGCCAGAAGCCTTGCGTTCCATAAGTGAAATTGCACTGAATCAAACCAGCGACATATCTGCGCTGCAAAGTCGCCTTGGTCGCCCAATTGTAAATACGCGAACCGTTACCCAGCGCGAAAACGTAGCGTTAATGCCTATTGTTGGCCCCGTGTTTCGTTACAGCAACTGGATGACTGACTACTACGGTTGGCCAGCGGTAGAGACCTTAGCGACTGAGTTTGCAGCGGCTGAGGCAGACCCGCGCACCACGCACATTGTATTGATGATGGACACACCGGGCGGTATTGCCAGTGGCATTGCCGAGTTTTCGGCCATGATCCACAACAGCAGTAAGCCGGTCATTGCTTATGTTGGTGGCAATGCTGCTAGTGCAGGTTATTGGATGGCCTCAGCGGCGGGTGAAATTGTTATTGCGCGCACCGGTGCCGTTGGCTCTATCGGCAGTGTGCTTACGGTGTATCCGAACCGCGATACCGGCTCAATCGAGATTGTAAGCACCCAAAGCCCACATAAACGCCCCGACTACGGTACGCCAGAAGGCCGCGCATTAGCACAAACCTTTGTCGACAAACTCACCAGCATCTTCATTGCCGACGTCGCAAATTATCGCGGCGTTAGTGAAGAAACAGTCCTGTCTGATTTCGGTCAGGGCGACATGCGCTTAGGCGCCGACGCAATTGCCGCCGGTATGGCCGACCGCGAATCAACCCTTGAACAACTGATCGCCGAAATCAACG